CATACAACCTTTGGGGAAACGGGATACCTGAATAGGGTTGGGTCAGCTATAGAGTTCAGAACATGAGTTTTGAAGTCTGGGAAAACCCAGATTCCCGTAGTGCCTACGTGATGGGAGTGGATACAGCAGAAGGACTAGGCCACGGTGACTACAGCGTCATACAAGTCTTAAACGTAGGGACGGGAAACCAGTCAGCTATCTGGCATGGACACATAGCACCCGATCTTTTAGCTGAAGAAGTCATGGCAGTAGGAATGTGGTACAGAAATGCTCTGTGTTGTGTTGAGTCAAACAACCACGGCCTAACTACCATCACCGAACTGCGTCACTCGGGTTACCCCAACCTGTTTCGGAAACGTCAACTCAACAATGTAAACAACAGAATCAGCCAAGAATACGGTTGGAAGACAACAAGAACATCTAAACCTCTAATGATCGATGATCTAAGTTCTGCTCTACGAAACAGTGAACTAAAAATTAATGACCGCAACACTGTCGGGGAGTTACGCACTTATGTGCGTAACGAACGAGGTTCCATGTCGGGTTCCCCCTATGATGACCGAGTTATGGCATTAGCGTTAGCTAATCAGATGCGTAAATATGCTTACGAACCTGAATATGCTCCCGAGGTTAATGACTACTGGACTGTTGATTGGTTTGCTCGTTTAGCAGGAGCTTCAGAAGAATCCTCGCCAAACAACATCGGATCATATACAGTCCGTGGGACACGGTAATCTTCATATAGAGCATGTTCTACAAGGAAGGGCTGTAATGGCTAAATTTGTTTCGCACACAAGCGGGACCGAAACTGTAGATGGGGCAAAAGGCAAGAACGGTAAAATGGAACGTGGTTCCAGTGTTTCTGCTAACCCAATCTGGACCCCAGGTGGTCCTCAATCACCGAAACAACGTATGGATGCTGGCAAATACGCCAACCAAACAGGTGACTACGGCAACACAAGTGTTCGCGACACTCCCAAAAACCAACACGGGACCACTGGCAAGGTTGAACCCGCAGGCGTACAACCTAACTTCCGCGGTCACGACGCTGGTTGATTATGGCCGTCCTGCCAGACGGGGCGACATTTGAAGAGTTCACGGAATATGTGTTGGAACGGCGAGGTGCTGTTCCACTTCCAGAACTTCACGAACTTTATGAACGTCGTTTGCGCCTAAAGTCAATAGTTGTATCCACGGGACAAGGTTTTGAATCGACTCTCGCTCCTGACGAGCGAGGTCTTACGAAACGCCAAAGAGAAGCTAAAGTCTTCGCTGAAGCTAAAGCCCAAGGTCGCAGCATTGAGAAGCTGCCAGAGAAAGCACAATTTTAGATATGGCTCGGAAAACTCGGCAAGAACAACTCGAAGATTATTCCGAAAAGATCAACAAATGCCAGATGTGGCGAGATCAAGAGAACTTTGAACAAACTTGGCGTCGTCTTTCCGATCTATACCGAGGCAAACACTGGCCTGCGACTACTTCAACTAAACAGGATCTGATTGCAGTAAACCTGGCTTTCAGCACAATCAATGTGATCGCACCAAGCGTCGCAGTGAACTATCCCAAAATAGTTGTGCAAGCCAACAATCCAGAAAACAATGATCGTGCTGCGTTTGTCGAAGCAGTAGCTAACTATCTTTGGAAACATCACGATTTCCGTACCCCTTTCCGTACCGCTGTCAAAGATTTCTTAATCTTTGGACATGGATGGGTAAAGGTTGGTTGGAAATTTGTTGAGCAAGAACAATCAGTTACTGAAGCTGAACGTGATGACTTAATTTCGCAAGCGATAAATGAAGTAGATCAGTTTGCGATGGAATCACCTGATTTAGCAGGTGATCTACCAACCGATGAAGACCTCATGGCGAACGTTCCTTCAACCATTATGCGTGTCGTTGAAGACCAACCATTTGTGGAACGAATCTCGCCCTTTGATGTGTTTGTTGATCCTGCAGCTACTTGCATGGAAGATGCTAAATGGATCGCACAAAGAATTGTGCGACCAGTAGAAGAAGCACAAAACGATAAAAGATATAAACCTTCTGCCAGGAAACGTTTATCCGCTAACGGTGGATACAACCAAACAAGCGATTATGAAGATAACCGCAATGAATTCCTTGGTGACCAAGTAACTATCTGGGAATTCTATGATATAGCTGCCAATACTTTGGCTGTCTATGCAGATGGCTCAGATGAGTTTCTTATTGACCCGCTTGCCATGCCTTACCCGTATGGTCAGCCGTTCGTGATGCTACGCAACTACGACGTTCCTGATCGGTTCTACCCAATCGGAGATTTAGAATCGATTGAGTCGCTGCAACTTGAGTTAGATAAAACTCGTTCGCAGCTTATGAACGACAGAAAACGGTATGCGAGAAAATATCTCTACCACGAACGTTCTTTCGGTCCTGAAGGCAGAGAAGCTCTTGAATCAGATGAGGATGGCAGACTGGTTCCTGTTGTGGATGAGAACAAACCACTTCAGGACGTTGTTGTTCCAATGCCTCAAGTCCCTGTAAGTCCAGAGATTTACAACTATTCAAACATAATAGAAAACGATATTAATACCGTAAGCGGCATATCGGAATATGCTCGTGGCGCTATGCCAGAGATAAGGCGTACTGCTACAGAAGCAAGCATTGTTGCTGATGCTCAGAATGCTCGTTCAGCAGACAAACTTGCGATTGTGGAAATTGCTATTTCGGCAGTGGCTCGTCGTGTGATCCAACTCATGCAACAATTCATGACTGGCGAACACATGGCTCGGGTTTCTGGCAAAGGACAAGATCTTTTCATCGAATATAACCGTGAAGACATTGTGGGAGAATACGATTTCTCCGTCCAAGCAGGCTCTACACAGCCCATGAATGACACTATTCGGAAGCAGCAAGCAATCAGTTTGATGAATGCTGTAGGCCCGCTTGTGGGAACGGTTATCGACCCTCAAGCGCTCGCTGTTCATGTATTGGAATCTGGATTTGGTATTAAAGATCCTGAAAAGTTTTTGATCCAACAGCCAGATCCTCAAACTATGGCTGAAGAAGAGCAACTGCCACCAGAAGATCCTATGGCAGGTGGAATGCCCCCAGAAATGGGAGGAATGCCCCTGCCACCCGCACAAGATGGCGCTTTTGCGCCTACTGGCGGAGTCCCACCAGAGCTATTAGCTCAATTACAAGGACAAATGGGGATGGAACTCCCCGCATTGTGATGGGACAGAGCTATATTCTTATAGGAGCAACTCATTGAAGACTCCTAGGAGGGGCTAGTGCCCGAAGAAACAGAAGTTATGACGGAATCCACAGATAACGTGGACACTCTTGAAGCTTCAGAACATATTGAAGTTGATGAAGGACCTGCAGTAGACGAGCAAACGTACACCGTAAAGGTGGACGGCGAGGAAATGCAGATACCCGAAAGTGAACTTTTGAACGGATATCAGCGTCAAGCGGATTACACCCGCAAAACGCAGGAGATATCCGCAGAGCGTGAACGCTTGCAACAAGCTGAAGCGATTGTATCCGCCTTAGAATCAAACCCAGAAGAAACATTAAAGGTTTTAGCTAGATCTTTTGATTTGGACACTCCTACTGTTAGCGCAGTGGAACCCGATGAGTGGGAAGATGAAGACCCCACAGCAAAAAGATTGGCTCATCTAGAGCAGAAAATCGAAAAGCAAGAAGCAGCACAACGCCAACAAGTCATAGAGAACGAGGTCCTAAAGCTGCAAGAGAAGTACGGAGAATTTGATTCTCGCGAACTTCTCAATCATGCGTTGAAGAATCAAATACCTAATCTGGATGCGGCATATGCCCACTGGCAATTTAACGATGTTAAATCTACAGCGGACAAACTGCAAAAAGAGCAGGAGATTACGAATCAGAAACGTGAAGCGGCTGTGGTCACTGCAGGTGGGTCAACCCAATCGGGAACCCAACCAAAGTCTGAAGGTAAGGCTGGCAGTATCAGGGAAGCGTTTGAATTGGCAAAAAAACAATTAAGCACTTAACCTTTTAGGAGCAACCAATGGCTGGAAACGCCAACTTCGATGAGATTCTCTCAACGACGTTAAATAACTATATCCCTAAGTTGCAGGATAATATCTTTAGTGCTCGCCCACTTTTCTATGCTTTGACCAACGGTCAAACCATGAGAACAGTGACTGGCGGCGCAAAGATTGTTGTCCCAATAATTTATGGAACCAACTCAACCGCTGGCTCGTACAGCGGAACCGACACGATTGCAGTAACCGCTCAGACAGGCATTTCGGCTGCTGAGTACGACTGGAAACAGTATGCTGCGACCGTAACCATCAACGGCATGGAAGAAGCCAAAAACAACGGCGAAGCTCAAATCATTGACCTTCTCGAAGGCAAAATCTTCCAGACCCAAGAAACCATCATCGAAAACATGAACACCATGTTCTTCGCTGACGGTGCAGGCAATGGTGGCAAAGACTGGGAAGGCATTGACGCTCTAGTTGATAGCCTCGGAACTGTTGGCGGAATCAACTCCGCTGCAGGCCAAGGTAACGACTGGTGGCGTTCAACCGAGACTGCTTCTGGCGGTGTCGCTGCGCTTACCACAGCCAAAATGGCTACCTTGTACAATGATGTTTCAGTTGGAAATGACCAACCGACCATCATTATCACATCACAACAGGGCTATGAGAAATATGAAAGCCTTCTGACATCGAATATCCGTTACACGGATACTGACATGGCAGATGCTGGCTTCCAGAACCTCATGTTCAAGGGTGCGCCAATAACATTTGACGCAGCCATTTCAACGGGCAACGCTGCTGCGGGTGCCCAGCCCATGTACATGCTGAACACCAAATACCTTCAGCTTGTACGTCACTCGGATGTTTGGTTCAAGCCAACGCCATTCGTGCGACCAACAAACCAGGATGCTGTGTTCTCGCAGATCCTTTGCTACGGCAACTTGACCTGCTCTAACCGAGCACGACAAGGAAAGCTAACAGGGCTATAAATCAATAGCTCGACTGTTGGTGGGGTGAGGGTTCGTCCCTCGCCCCACCCAAGAGTTCTGAGGATTCATGGGTAGAGAACTAGCAATAGGGTACGGAACAAACCGAAGAGTCTACGGTGATCCAGGTGAAGGTTACGGACAACCAACACCCCGTGATGCGTATTTCGGTGGGAAAAACATCAGGCAAGTAAACCCTGATATCCCGTTTGAAGAGTCACAACCAATGGGTTGTCTCGCTACCACTAAAGCTGGTGATCCTTGCAAAGCTCGTCCCGCCGAGGGGCAGAGCTTTTGTTCTTTCCATAAGGAGTAGCGGTGGAAATACAAGACATGCGCTCTTACATTCGGAGCATTGTCGAAATTGACAGTAGCGACATCTCTGATGACATACTGAACCGCTTCCTTGGGGAAGGTTACGATCAGGTCGTATATAGCGAGAAACGGTGGCCTTGGTATGAGGCAAGCGGAACTTTCAACACTGTTGCTTCTACTTCCGATTACACACTGACAGCAGTTGGTGCTGGAATCACTAATGGTTTAAGAGAAGTTCAGTCTTTACGCACAGACGATCACGTACTGACCTTTCTCGGCAGAGATGATGGAGATATCGTTTACCCAATAAATTCTGCTGGTAGTGGAGATGTTTACTACTGGAGTTTTTGGGCAGACCAAATCCGTTTGTATCCAACTCCATCCTCTGCTCAAACGTTATATGTAAGAGGATACAAAAACCCTTCTGCGTTTGGGGCAGGGACTCTTGATGGGACATCGCCTAGCGATTTCCCAGAACCTTTTCATATTGTTATAGCTACTTACGGCATTAGCCGAGCTTACGAACAACAAGAAGATCTTGATATGGCTGCTTCTTATATGAACAGCTTTATGAGAGAGCTAGATAATTTACGGGCACGTCATTTGGATGTGCCTGCTCCTCAACCACTTATCTTGAATAACCGAAATGCGTCCCGCTGGCGTTCTCAGAGCATCATGCCCGACCGTTTGCGGTATAGCTGGGAGTAGTTGATGTCAAAGCGTGCTGGTTTCAAACTCGAAATGCTGGAAGATTTCAGCGGCGGGTTGAACCTGCGTTCAGACCAGTTCAATCTGGCTCCGAACGAAAGCCCAGATATGTTGAATGTTGATGTTGACCCTCGTGGTGGCATCAAGATGCGTCTTGGCGTGGTTAAAAGAAATCAGACTGCTTTAGCTTCATCTGTTACGGGTTTAGGGCAGTTCACTCCTGATGGGGGAACTGCCCGAGTTATTTGTTCTTACGGTACAGTTGTAGCTCAGTCTGCTTCTGGAGCTTCAGGCGATTTTGCGACAATGAATGGGGTTTCCGTCACGGATGGCAACCGCATGTACGGGCAAACTACGAACTCAAAGTTTTATGGAGTGTCAGGTGATGCAGCGTCATTTGTTTATGACGGAACTACGGCTTCTAACCTTGCATCAAATATTAACGGGTCTGCTGGTAATTACCCAATAGCGAAATACACCTGTCATTGGAACAATCATGCATGGGTTGCTCACACCAAAGAAGGTGGAACTGCTCACGCTAACCGTATTCGTTGGTCAAAGGTCGATGATCCAGAAACATGGCGAGAGTTCGACTATATCGATGTCAATGTAGGAGAACGAGGCGATGAAATGTCTGCTCTCGTTCCTTATGCTGACCGTTTACTAGTATTTAAAACAAATAGCGTGCATGCATTATTTGGCAACAGCACTGAGTCATTTCAAATGGTGCCGTTAAGCCAAGACGTTGGTTCTGTATCGATGTCGTCTCCTGTGTCTACCCCGTATGGAGTGTTCTTCTGGTATGACCGCCAAGGTGTTTGGGTATACAACGGCGAAAGATTTGTGTGGGTGTTTGAGAAATTACAGCCAGCCATTGATGATGGCAGGTTGCAATTTACTAATCCCCCACAGCTTGCTTGGTTCAAGAACCGTCTTTATGTCTCAGTGGATTGGTCTGAAACGTCTGAGCTTTTAACCACTCGTCGTGTGCTTGTTTATGACCCGACTCTTGGTTCTGGTGGAGCTTGGACGATGACCGATATTGACGCAAATGTTTTGTTGACGTTTGCTCCACCGAATGACCAACAAACTCTTCTTGGGGGTTGTTTAACAAATACTGGTCGAGTTGTAGAGATGGAACAAGAACGCCAAAGCGATTTTTATGGGACTTCGACTTCCCATATTGTGAGTTCGTACACGACTTCGTGGATGGTGGGGAAAAACCCTATCGTTCGTAAACGTTGGGGGAAGCCCCGTATTGTCACGTCGTCCGACTCGACTGTCGCTTTAACTGCGAAACTGTATACCGATTACGATACTGCGGATTTCAAGAAATCTATGCCGTTTGGTGTTCAAACAAGTGGTGCAGTTTCGTCAACTTGGGCTTCAGGACAAGGACCCACTGGTGGGACGGGTGTTTGGGATACAGGTGTGTGGGCTGGTGAACCGAATACGACGATCACCCAGATTGAACGTTTGCCTACACTTGGGACAGCGAAGGCTATACAAATGAAGGTTGAAGGTCCCGTTAATGATGAGGCTTGGGAAGTGAATGCTATGGCGTTTACTTATTTACATAGGAGATTGCGTTAATGGCAACTTTTACTGCGCCTAACACGGCTGTAGCGGGTAACGCCATC